TGTAAACCCTATCGCATAGCATCGACGCAGAGCACAAAAATTGGCGCAGGGAAGGCCGTAAATGGCGGCAACATAGAAACACCCTGCGTGATAGAAATCGTTGGCCCTGTGACGAATCCTAGCGTCACAATCGGAGGCAAAACGATGATTTACACGGGGACAGTCACGGCAAGTGACAAATTGATTATCGACACAGAGAATTTAACCGCGACATTCAACGGTGCAAATGCTTTGCCAAACTACAATGGCGTGTTCCCCAAGCTGGCGGTTGGTGACAACACTATTGCCGTTCCCGCAACTGGCACGGTGACCGTGAAGTGGCATGACAGATTTATTTAAGGAGGAAGGTGAGATAATTGTCTTATACAATACCTGAACATATAGAAATTAAGGCTACCGACGGAAGTACGGTAGCTTTTTTATCGCCCAAATCAGATGGAATTAAAAATTGTTGGATAGACGACGAACAGAACGGTTCCTGTACTTTGGAATTTGAATTGCCACTGGACAATCCCAAGTGGCAATATCTCACCGACCAGTATCGAATCTACGCAGGTGACAAAGAGTTTGTCATTCTCAATCCCGATGCTGTGGATAAACAGAGAGACGGTCAGAAACTAAAAGGCAAAATCAAAGCACATGAATCTTGGGTGCTATTGGGGAAGAAGTATCAGACCATCTGCAATGACCCCTTGATTGGCACTCCGCCTTGGGGAGCAGTCATCATCGTTTCCGGAGGTACAGCGCATGGTGGTTTTGACCCTGGAAGCGCAGGAAGTGCATTGTCATATCTTTTGCAAGGCACAGGTTGGACAGTTGGCACAGTGGACGTTACAGGTACTTATGACCTTGAAACCGAGAAAGAAAGTGTACTCTACAACATCAACCAAGTGCAGGAGAAATGGGGCGGCATCCTTATATGGGATAGTGTCAACAAGACCGTTTCTCTGCGTGATGAAGCAACCTACAAACCTTATACAGGTTATCAAATTCGCTATGCCAAAAACCTGAAGGGTATCACCCGTACCGATGACTACGACATCGTGACTCGCCTTTATCCTTTTGGGGAGAACGATCTGAATATTGCCAACGTCAACGGTGGTTTGCTCTATCTAGATAATCACAGCTATTCAGATGATATTCTGGAGGGTGTTTGGTATAACCAAGACATTGCAGACCAAACACAGCTCAAAATAGCGGGAGAGAAGCAACTAGCCGTCATGTGCAGACCAAGGCACAACTACAAGACCGAAGTGTTAGACTTGCGCTCACTCCCTGGTTATGGACATGAAACTTTTAATCGGTCTGACATGGTGGATTTATTTGACGAAGATTTTGGAACCGATGCACAGGTGCGAATCATCCGCTATCGGTACAATGTTTTTCAGCCTTGGTTGTGCGACATGGAATTGGGCGACCCCTTAGAGAAAATCCAAGCAACGGTGGCACAGACTGTCCTGATGGCAAAGTTTTACAAGAATGTGGTTGCCCCTAACACGAGTTTTCAAAACTTGCTCAAGGCGATAATCAATACAGCGGCAACCGAAATCAATGGGGCAAGTGGTGATTATACGCTTGTTGATGGCGTTTCTACGTGGTTTGACCGTGACTCTGAAACAGGCGAACTGACGGGCAAACTGCTCAGAATCACACCGCAGGGATTAATTATATCTCATGACGGCGGGCAGACGTGGAAGTTAGCTATTTCGGGCGAAGGCATACACGCTGATGCAGGTTGGGTAGGTAAACTCAATGCTGGTGTAGTGACTATCGGCGCGGATACGACTTTTGAACCCGGCTACGACCCTGTAGACAACCATCTCTATTTTGAATACTCGGTGGATGGTATGAATTGGCATCCCATTTTTAATTCGGCTAGTGATTTATACATGCGCCAAAAAGTCGGCGATAATGGTACATGGTCAGAACCGGCTAGAATTGCAGCAGTAGATGGGGTGGATGGAGTAGACGGACAAGACGGAACATCTATTGTTTGGAAAGGCGAGTTTACAAGCCACCCCATCAGCCCACAGAACGGCTGGGCATATCGCAATACGGCAGACGGAAAATCATACGTATATCAGGACGGAACTTGGTATCAGATGACCATTGATGGCGTTGATGGTCAAGATGGCTATACGCCTGTAAAGGGAGTCGATTACTTCGATGGTGTAGATGGGCAAGATGGCGCAGATGGCACAAGCTCTTATCTTTGGGTACGATATAGCCAAAATTCAAATGGCAATCCAATGACTACAGACCCGACAGGCGCAGTCTATATTGGAATTGCAACCACAACAACACCATCAGCACCTACTTCGTATACAGATTATTCTTGGTCACTTATCAAAGGTTCTGACGGTATTCCCGGCGAAGCAGGAGCAGATGGGCAAACAAGCTACCTGCACATAAAATACTCGGATGACGGCGTTACTTTCACAGCAAATAATGGCGAAACTCCTGGTGCTTATATAGGCACTTAT